AGAGTTAGAATGTCAACATCAGCAAATAATGATTTGGTTATTAGACAAACTAAAACACACCCAATTTATCAACCAGGTAAAAGTCAACTATTTGAAGGCAGTTTTTCAAACTTCCAAATAGAAACAAATATAATTAAACGAATTGGATGTTTCACATCAACAACGGCATCCACGTACAATTCGGTATTTGATGGGTTCTTTTTAGAAAGTAATGGTGTAACAAGTGCTATAACATTTAACATTTATTTAAGTGGTTCTTGTACTTATAGTGCCGATACAACAACTTGGAATAATACAGACTTTGATGTAAACAATTTTGATTGGAGTAACACAAATCTAATGACAGTAGATTATCAATGGTTAGGTGTTGGTAGGATGAGGTTTGGAATGGTATTATCTGGTCAAACATTTTATTTTTTAGACTATACTGCGGCAAATAATATACCTACCGTTTACATGTCATCACCAAATCAACCAATTAGGTATGAAATAAGACAAGTAGGTGTTGGTTCAGGATACTTTGATATGTTATGTAGTCAAGTATCAACAGAAGGCGCGTTAAACGGACTTTACTCAACCGTTGGTGTTATAAACTCAACAACCGCAGATTTAGGAACTTTAGGTACAAAATATCCGTATATTGGTTATAGGCTTAAAGAAAGTTATAAATCAGTGACATCACAATATAGTAGTTTATCCATTTTAAACACCTCAAATGATAATTACTTAGTAACCATTGAATATAACCCTACATTATCCGCAACCCCAAGTTGGGCTGACATACCAAATTCACCATTTCAATACTCGGTATATAATGGGACTGTCACAACAACAATAACATCACCAGGACACATTATGTCATCACTTATTGGTGAATCAGGAACATCCGCACTTACAACAATTAAGGTGGATGATAATCAAATTAGGGTTGGTTCTAATGTTAACGGAACACTTGACGAAATGTGGGTGTGTATAACACCACTAAGCAACTCAGCAACATTTTTAGGTACTGCGGAAGTATTATATTATTTATAAGATATATTAAATTCACTTTAAAAATTTTAACGATATATTTTCAATATGAAAGATATTGTATTTGTAACAGCACAACCGGATGTTCCATATTTTCATTGGCAAATTAAATTGTACGTACATAATTTTATTGAGAAAGGTATTAATCCTAGTCAAATACACGTTATTCTTGGTATGGTTCACGGAAAAACAGAACCAACATCTGGTGGTTTAGAATTACTAGATTTAGGTGTTAATATTCATTTTTACAAAGATGATAGAATTAAAAAAACATATATACCTAGTATAAAACCTTATTTAATCTCTCAATGGTTAAAAAACTCACCAGAATATGGTGATTGTTTTTTTCTTCACGATGCCGATATAATTTTTAGGGAGTTACCAGACTTTAAAACACTTTTAAATGATGATATTTGTTATTTGTCAGATACTATCGGTTATATTGGTTATAACTATATTATTGACTGTTGTAGGAGATATGAAAGACAACACCCAACATCCGAAAAAAACCAATTACTAAATGAAATGACTTCTATTATTGGTATTGACACAGAACTTATAAAAACAAATCAAGATAGTTCTGGTGGTGGTCAATACATTATTAAAAATACCGATTATAAAATTTGGCAAAAAATTTATGAAGACTGTACACCACTTTATAAACAAATGTTAAACTATCAAAGAAGATTTCCAATAAATCCTGGTCAAATACAATTCTGGACAGCCGAAATGTGGTCACTACTTTGGAATTTATGGTTATTTGGTTATCAAACTAAAATTACACCTCTTTTAGATTTTTCTTGGGCTACGGATAATTTAGAAAAATATAACACAAAACCTATTTTACATATGGCTGGTGTTACTGAAAACCAAAAAGAAAAAAAATTTTTTAAAGGAGAATATATTAATCTAGACCCAATTGAGGCTTTGCGTTCAAATCCAACTCATTTTGACTATATTAAGGAAGATAGTTCAACAATAAAGTATATTGATGTTATAAAATCTTTTATAAAAAACAAAAAATGAATTATTTATTAAATATAATATCAAATATTAATGAGTACTTGTTATACTAATTGTGATCTTGTTTTAATTACAAATACTGGTGAAACCCAATCTGTTGTAAACTTTATTGATTGTAGTGGTTCTACAGTTGAAATTTATGTTAATCCTAGTGATTCTTACTATATAAATTATTGTGGTGATTTTCCGTTAAGTGGTGAAAATATTGATTTTCAAACAGAAAGTATTTCTTTGTCAATTTTTACCTTTGAAGATTGTTGCTCTAAATCAAACGCTTTTTACACGTTTTTAAGTTCTGAATCAATTTTAGAAGTTGGTGATGTTATATATTTTAGTCAAGTAATACCTTCTGATAATACAATAGAATCTAAATCTGGTTGTTTTAAAATTGCAAATATAGAAAATGATATTAGTTTAGTGACTGGTTATACAGAACCTTATATGTCTGTTTTACATATTGATACTTATTACACTTCTGTGGCTCCGTGTCAAAATTGTTTAACGACACATCCTTGTCCAACAGATTGTTATAGTTTATATAGTTGTGATGGATCTTTCACAAATGTTATAAGTAAATTATCGGATTTATCTGGATATACAGATGGTTTTGTTAGTTTAGACGTTTTAACACCTTCTGTTTCTGGTAAAAATATCTGTTTTTATGTTACATATATTGGTGTTCAAAGTTGTGTTGAAACTTATGAACTAAAATTAAGTGAAGACACAGAATGTGATTGTAATTGTTTATGTTACCAATTCAATACATTAAGTAATGATTTGGAAACAACATATGTAACTTGTGATAATGAATTTAATATTGTTAATTTTGAATCAAATAACAATGTACGTATTTGTAGTAAAATAAAACCAAGATTCAATTCTCAATTACCAATAGGATATAAATTAGGTGGTTATTGTGTAAATAATAACTGTCCTGAAATTGTTACACCAAACATTCAACCAGTAAACGAGTGTGATGTATTAACATTGTTTCCTCTTTATGTTGAGTGTGTAAATGATTTACCGACAAGTAGGTTTTCCTTTGATGGTGCTGTTTCTTTAATTATTACTGGCGGTACACCCCCATATACCGTATACTGGGATACTGGAAGTATTTCACAATCTTTAGATAATCTAACTTTTGGGTCATACACGGCAACAGTTGTTGATTATTATGGTGATTTTACCGCAACAACAACTTGTGTTTTAAGTTCAACAACAACTACTACCACAACAACAATTTTACCACCAACACCAAATATTGTAGAACATTTATGTCTGTATGTTGATTTTGCTAATCAATCAGCACAAGATAGATTTATTAATTTTACATTTGCGGGATATTACAACAATAAATCTTATTGGCAAAGTAATCCACCAGATAATTTACAAATAGTTTGGGATGATACTGCCGATATGTGGCTAATCTCTGGGTTGACGTTAGGTCAAATAGTCAATATGAATCCAAGTAATCCACCCTTGACTGGTTGGCAGGTAATTGGTTTTCAACCACCATTTAATATTAATGGTGTTTATATTTATACTGGTTTTTGTAGCAACATTCCTGTAATTGATTTAGACGTACTTAAAACAGACCCAACTTGTGGTTGTGATGGTTCGGTTGTATTAATACCACAATTGGGTAGCCCACCATATCAATATTCTATAAATGGTGGTAATACATATAGTGCAATCCCAGTATTTAATAATTTATGTTCTGGTTTATTTCCTGTCAAGATACTTGATTCTTCTGGGTTAACAGCAACATCTCAAATTACATTAACAAATGGTCCTCAAATTACAAGATATGATCTTGAATTACTAATTGATTCCCAGACAGAGACATTTGAAATTGTTGTTTCGCCTAGTTTACCAAATGGTATTTCAATTTCATTTGATTTAGTTCATAATAAGTTATTTAATAGAGGACCAAATCAAAATAGTGCTACTTATTCTAATGCATTAACGGTTTATTTCAATCCTCCAAGTTTACCAACTCCGTATGATATTACATATTTTTTCAATTCACAATTACCACTTCCATACCCTTGTGAAAGTTCATATAGATTTACAACTAATTCATATTTTAAATGGAACGTCACCTATAATAACACAACAATTATTAATGGTGGTTTTACAAATTCATTAGCGTTTACATCACCATCTTCTTGTAATACCGCTAGTGGTGATTTTGGTATTTATATAGATCAGGCAAAAATTAATGGTTGTGATTGTTGTGAACTTGTTGTGATAAATCCAAAATTTAGAATTTCATCAACAGATGATATAATTTTCGTTGACTAATATTTATATTAAATGGCATACATAATTAAAAATACTTCGGGTTTAGTTAATACAAGAGTTACTGACACTGGTAGACAAAAACTATCTCAAGGAAATTTCAATATTTCTTATTTTCAAGTTGGTGATAGTGAGGTTTCATATGATAAGCTTCCAAATTCTTATAATCAAACAAATAGTTTTGTTTTAGAACCAGCTTTTAATCAACAAAATAGTTTTGGGGTTCCACAATCAAATAAACAAAGTGTGAAATATCCTTATTTTGTTGATGGTGTAACTGGAAACACCTATGGTATACCATTTAACGATTCAACGGCCGACCCTGTTTTTAATCGTGCACCGCTAAGAGGTTTTTTTACTGGTAATACTACAGCTTCAACAATTACCTGGAGTGCAATTACAACTAATAATTATGTTGTAAGTTCAAACTATGTTGTTGATTTATTAACATTAGATGGTTCTAAAGATATTGAGTTAATTTATTCTGGTTGTAACCATACGAACACAAATAGACCTTCTGTTGGTGATATTATTACAATATATTACGATGGTTACGCAAAATATAACTGTGGTTGTGTTAATTTACCAACCCCAACTCCAACATCTTCACCTAATTCAACACCAACACTAACACCAACACCTAGTTCAAGTGCTTTAGTGCCACCTTGTCTTACACCTTCCCCAACTCCAACACCAACATCAACGCCTTGTGTAACACCGTCTTCTAGTGCTGTGTGTCCTGCACCACCACCAATAGATTGTAATATGTCTATGTATAGTTGTTTTCCTATATTGACTTATAGAATTGTTGCTGTTTGTGGTAATGTTGTAACTTTAGATAGGCCAACACCAGATTTTAGTTGTTATTTATTTGATTGTTTTGCTAGAGTTATTATTTATCCTTCTAGTATGACACAACTTTATGATAGTTTTACCCCAAGACCGCATTGGTGTGATGATGTGATTAATTTTGAAACTGTTTGTGATATTGATGAGTTTGATGTTAAAATTTGGAATATGAATATTCCTTGGACAGAAAGTCCGGCTGGGTTGCTATCTACGTTCTATAAAGATTACACACAATTTGGTTCTATAAATTATATTGGCAGTAAAGAATATTTTGGTTATAACTCAAGTTCTGGTCAAACAGACACAAGTAGTGTATATTACTACAATTCTTTTGACCAAAAAATAATAGTTACACCAGAAGAACAAAAAGCGGTCGCTATAATTCACTATACCAACCAAACCGTAGACTTTTTCTATGGTGAAAAATTCGCACTAGAACCATACGACCCAACAAACCCAAATAACACATCTGGTCAAGCTAGAAACTTCAAATTACATATCCCTTGGATTATGTGGCATAAAAACCCAGAATGTTGTTTTGGTGATACTTTTTATGTTGATCCCGCAGGATTTGATGATTTAAATTTATTTACCGTTCATTATCTTAAATCAACAAAAAATGAAGATATGAACAACCCTGGAATTAGGTATTATCATTTATGGGATACACACGCAAATGATGATGGATACCCAAGTAGAATTGGTAAGGTATTTCCAGATAGTAAAGTTGTTATTATTGACGATGAAGAAATTTTGGCAGCGATGTCCTATAAATCAAACAGAAACTGGACTTTAACTGCCCCACAAGTTTCTCTTACAACACCAAATGTTTGTGACACCCAAACTAGTCCAATTGGTCTTTTAACTGGTTCTAATCAAACATTATATGTTACATATAGATTAAGTAATGATGTGTGTTTTACAAATTCACTACATTGTAACTACTATCAACAAATATCATATAATGATTGTATTACTGGTGATAGTAAAAATGTTGCAGTACGATTTGGTGGCGAATTTGGTTGTTTGGTTCAACCTTATGATTTTCCAGTTACAACAACAACAACCTCATTTCCTTTTCAAGAAACTTGTTTTATTCTAACAGAAGATACGTTAGAACTTTTAACAGAAAATTTAGACAACTTAATTTGGTGTGATGACCCAGATTTATTATTATCACCAAATATTAATGACTTCTATCAAACTGCAAGTTATTATGGTTCAATGAAAAATATGACTTCAACAACATATTGTCCATCTTGTGATGTCTTTAGAGGTTTTGTTGCAACCAAATTTCAAGTTTTAGCTCAACTTGTTAATACTGGAGAAAGACCAGATCCAGCACAATGGAGAATAATTGATTTTACAACACAAATAGAAGACCAATTTATAAATGGTTATGTCACTGAAGAATCTTTAACTGGTTCAACTTTTATTGTCTCACCAGACAATTATAACTCAGCACCATACTATAACTTAAATGACTATGTTCCTTTAACACCTATAAGTCTTACCGGTTCTCAACTTAACTTTGGGGACGAGTATTATTTCTATGGTTCATTAGAGACTGATATTCAGGCAACAATTTATGAAATGAAATATAAAATTAATTTGAGTGTGAATGAATTTAAAAATACAACCAATCCAAGTTGGTCTGCAGGTACTAAATCTTATATCACCGAAATTGCTTTGTTGGACTCTGATAAAGATGTTTTAGTAATTTCTAAATTACAATCTCCGGTACAGAGACAGGGTATTCAACAGTTTGTTGTAAAATTAGACTTCTAAACCTACATTTTTAATTTTAACGGACTATATTATTAAATAAAAAAATATGTCAAAAACAATTAAAAATTCACCAAAAGTTCTCGGTTTAGACGTTTCAACAAAAACCATTGGTTGGGCTTTATTTGATATTGGTAGTCAAGAGCTTTTAGAATTAACACACGTTTCACCTAGGCCTAAACCAATAGATGTTGGTGATTGTAAAATGAAAGAACTTATTTTAAAAAGTGAGGTATTTAGAACTAAACTTTTACAATATAGAGATTTAGGTGTCTTAAAAGTTGTCATTGAAGAACCTCTTTTAAATTCAAATAATGTATATACAATACAAACGCTTTTAAGGTTTAATACTCTAATTTGTAAAGAGGTTTATGATATATTAGGGATTATACCAGATTTTATTTCAACCTATAATTCTAGAAAATTTGCTTGGCCTGATTTAGTTCAAGAAAACAATAAAGGTAAACACGTATTATTTGGTGGACTACCAAAAGATGTTGATAAAAAAATGTTAGTTTGGGAAAAAGTCGCCAAAAGAGAACCACAAATTACTTGGCATTACACAAAAAATAACACACTCAAAAAAGAAAATTTTGACCAAACCGATGCTTATACTTGTGTATTAGGATATATGCGGTCAAAAGAAATCTGGACTTAATATCGTTTAAAATACCGATAATCTGAAATATCGTCTTTTTAGACGATATTTTTTTATATTGGTCCAGCATCATCAATTACCCAACCTTTTGTACTTACAAGATAGTTTCTTGCTGTAGCACCAGCACTTGGTGCTGTACTATAATATGTTGTTTGAGCGTCAAATATTACTGTATTTTGTAAAGAAGAGCCTAGAGATGCCCAACCTTGTAATAGACTATTGTAATTTGATGTATTAAGTATTACTCCTCCACCCAAAAATTCTGACATTGACGTTATATTTGAAACGTCCCAGTTTCCAATATTATTTACTGAAGTGAGTCCTGTACAACCAAACAAGAAGAAATTTAAACTTGTCATTGATGAAATGTCTGGAGTATCAGTCACTGTATTCAAAGTAAGATTGATACACTGATAGAAATTATCATTATTTACAAATTCAATTTGTCCCCAACTTGTAATTGAAGTTATTTTTTTCCTATCTATGGAATTTGGGTTACCTGGTCCAAAATCCCAACCATTCAAAATACCACCAGAATTTAAACTAATTGTAATTGTATATATACCAGGGGTTACATAAATATGTTGTCTATTTGCATAAGCCAATGGACTAGTATTTCCGTCACCCCAATTAATCGTACCATTAGAATATGTTCCAGTTGATTTAAATGGTAGTCTAACGTTGTAGATGTTTGTAGTACCAAAACCTGTTAAATTTGTATCCCAAGTCATAGTATATACTTTTAATACTCCTGGTGATGGTGTTGGTGTTAATGTAGGTGTTGGTGTCGGTGTTGACGGTTTTGTTGTTGTTGGTGTCGGTGTTGGCGGTATGTCACATTCAACGCATGCAATATCGTAATTTATTATTAAATTTACAATAACCAATGAATTTGTAAGTTCGTTATAAGTTTTTGGTTCACAGTCTTGTGTTTGTTTACAAAAATTATATATGGTTACAGTGTTATTTGTTATATCAAAAATTACATCACCAATTTGTTCGTATTGATTTAATAAATTTGTAACCACGTTTACCCAATCTTGTGTTGTTGGGTAGTCACCTATATTAATTGAGGTGTAGAAAGGTTCTTGTTTTGTGACACCGTCAACAATTGTTTCTGCTATAAATGTTGCATTGTTTAATATACAATTAAAATCATTTGTTGTTAAAGAATAATATCCTTCATTATATAACTGAAAAATTGATCTTTCACCAATTAACCCATTTGTTTCAAAATTTCCTTCACATACTTTATATATTTGATAACTGGTAACTTGTTTTGTTCCTTTTAATTTAGCTGTTTTCGTTGTTGAACAAGAAGTACTATCAACAACTTCAATAACATAAGTTCCGGCTGTAAGCCCAGTAACTCCAGCACCGATTTGTCCGTTTACATTTGGACTCCAGTTATATGTAAATGGTGGTCTACCTTGGGTTATAAAAAGTTTAATATCCCCATCATTTCCAAATATTGGTTGTGTTATGTATGGTATAAAATCAACCTTGTTAGATTGTGTTATAACAAAAGTATCTGTTTGTTGACAACCGTCTGCGTCTGTAACAACCACTGTATAGAAACCAGGACACAAATTATTATAAGTTGTGACTTGAGACGATGGGAAACCATCAATTTGATAGGAATACGGTAGTGTACCACCAGAAGAAACTGTTACTTGTACGCTTCCATTACACAATCCACAGGTTGTTCCAGTTGTTGTTAAGCCTGTTATTATAAATTTATCTGTATTAGTGACGGTTGTTGTTCCTGTGTATCCACAACCACTTCCATTGTCTATTGTAAAAGTATAAACACCTGATGAGACGTTATTAAATGTTGTGTTTGTTGCTGTAACTATACTCTGAACTGTGTTGCCAGAATTATCAATTAAAACATAGGTAAAAGTACCAACTGGCGAGCCGCCGTTTACTGTTATGGTTATTGTTCCATCAGAACCGCTACAATTTGAATTCGTTGTTGTAACAGACCCAAAAGAAAATGAATTTGGTGTTATAAGTAACGTATTACCACTTGTTGTACAAAGTCCTGCGTCTGTTACTAGGTAATAAAAATTTCCAGACGGTAACCCACTAAAGGTGTGTGTGTCGGAAAATGAAATTTCAACAGACCCATTTGATCCCGAATAATAATAAGGTGCCGTACCTCCAGTTACAATTAAAGTTATTTCACCATCACTAGAAAAACAAGATGGTTGTACACCTGTAACACTTCCGATGCCCACAGGTTGTACATAATTAACATTAACTGTTTTAGATAAAGAACAACCATCAGAATCTGTAACCGTTACACCATAACTACCAGCCGTTAAACCAGTTATATTATCTGTTGTTGCACTAGTCGTCCAAAGATATGTGTATGGTGGTGTACCGGTTTCACCGGTGATAAATATTTTTCCAGCACCAGTACCAACAACACAACTAGCGTCGTTTACGACATAAAAGCCATAGTCTAAAGTGTTTGAACTTAATACAATTGCCGTGGCGCTAGACCCTGTACAACCACCACCATCATCACCGATAAAATAATATGTACCAGCAGTAAGTGGACCAACTGAATTTGTTGCTATTGCTGTTTGACCACTAGATATATAACCTAATGTAGTCTCATAAAGTTCATAATAACCACTACCATAAAAAGGATTAAATTCAAAATCAATAATTCCGTTATTATCACCACAGGTTGTGTGTGTTATATCATTTATTTGGATTGTAGTTCCAGAAGATATTGGAATGTTGAGGTAAGTAACGGTTGGTGCGGGCGAAAGACAACTATCTTGTATTTCTAACACATAAGTCCCGGCTGTAAGACCACTAAAATAGTAAGTAAGTGTACCAGCAGAAGTCGGTAATAAACCAGACGTAGTACTTTCTGTAACAGTATATGGTGGTGTTCCACCGGTAATTTCAATATATACCTCACCAACCCCAGAGCTTGTACAGTCTCCAGTTATAAAAAGTTCATAATTTATAAATCCACATCCCATTATCCAAGTTCTGTATCTAAAAGGGCACATAGAATGTCAAAATCTATACCCACGTTTAATTCAAAAAGTTGTGAAACTTCTATCGGTTCACAATTATTATTGTAAACATAAACCTTATCACCAAAGATATTATATGATAGTCCATATGTAAATAACTCGGCTAATGCACCATTTACTGCTGTACGCCACAAGTCTTCACTTGGTATACTAAACACTGGATTTGAGTAACCATACCCAGTAAAAAATTCAAACGATGTTGCTACCACACCATCAATTCTAATATCAACATACCAAGTAGAAACCATTGTATTATATTGACAATTCGTAACATTACCTAGACTTAAAAGATACCCATCTAGTAGTTTTGCCATTATATCGCCAAAAGTGGTTATTTTTGGGTCTTGAGCCCAAGGGAACAAATCACACTCAACAACTTGTATTGGACAGTCATATGGTAGTATTTGTGCTGTAAAAGAACAAGGTTTACAAGGTATTGGTATTATTTGACAACCACACTGTCTTCTCCACACAAATTTTTGTCTGTGGAAAATTGAATTTTCAAATCTAACCCCAGTATTCCATAAAGTTGTTGCTGGAACCATTTGTTCCACAAGTCTAATCCAGTAATCACCCAAACCATTTACATAGTCAATCATTTTTTGATAAGTGAATTGATCATTTGGTATATTCACATATAAATCAGATTCTAAATATTTCCAAAAAATAGATTGTAGTGTTGGGTATCCACCTGTTTTACCATCTGTAATAAATTGTCTATTTCTTACATTTATTGTATTATGCCAAAAAGTTTGAGCGAACTCAAAAAAAGATTTTTCTCTTGGTTTTGGTATAGATTCTGTCCAATCAATACCACCCCTTTGTGGGTATGGTGTATATGGATTTGGGTTACATTTTGTTGGTGGGACATAATTAAGTCCTTGTTCTGGTATTGGGAAGTTGTAATTAACAGACATACTCCAAACATCATAAGCTAAGCCTTGTCCTGGATTTAAAAATATATCAACATTTTTAACGTTAATTGTCAAATTTTCATCATCCACCCTATAGTAAGCGTTAAAATTTCCGTCACTATTTCGTCTTAAACCAATTTCATTATCAGACCAACTTTTTTTATTGTCAGCAATTTTTCTTATCTTGAAGCCCATATCAATATATGGAAAATTTCTATACCTATTTAAGTATTCTTCTCCATAATTTGCGGGTTGTAGTACTGTTTGATAGTTAGGGTTTTCACCCGTAAAAACACTTCCAGTGACATCAATTACTTCAGGCATCCTATGTTGTGGTGTTGATTCAAACCAACCACCACCTATCTGATAATAATAATCTTCAGTTTCTCTTGGCATACTAGGGTAACCAAAATAATCAATTGGATAATCACTTCTCAAGGTTGTAACGTCTTCTATTATTGGTGATGTTGTAAATGCGGTGTATGGTACGCCAAATATTGTATAAACATCTGTTGGGTCTATGATTGATACTTGGTCAACATAAGTCCCTGCAGAAATTTTTGCAAATCTCGTTTCAAATTCATTTAAGTTAATTTTTTGGTCAGCAATATATACATATTCATTAAAATCAACAAGGGCTTCTGGAGCACCAACTAATCTTAATAATATTTCAATTGACTTTCTTGTTCCTTTTGATTTAAAAAGGAATGCTGAATTTAATATTAAATTTCTATAAAATTGATAATTTAATTCGTCTGGTGTTGGTCCGACAGAAACTCCCTCAAATAAACTTTCACTTCTACTAAATAATGATGTAAGTAATTCTTCATCACTAATTGGTGAAATGTTTGTATTCCAACCCAAAGTTTGTGCTAAGTTTTTTAATAATTGTGATGGTATGTCGTCACCAACATTGTAGTGTACGGAATTCATATTAGCCAAGGAAATTATAAACTTCCTTGTTTCATCAAAACTTCTTCCGTAAAGTTGTAAAACTTTTTCTATTTTTTGATCTGGGGTGTCAAATTCTTTTAATGCACCAGTTGTTAAAAATCTAGAAATTAAATTAGTTCTATAATTATCAACACTAGCTCCAATTTCATTCAACGTGTTCAAATACTGGTCAAAAAATGTTGTTGATATATCTAAATTCCATTCTCCGTTTAGTGGAAATGTTACATTTTGATTTATGAAGATAAATTTTCCAGATTCATCTTCCACTGTTTTTTGAAATGAAGCGGTGTATTTTGGTATTACATCTCTATTTAACAAAAACCTTTCAACCTCATCTAATGAATTAGAAAAAGTTTCATTCACATATAAATCATTTGGTCTAATTATTAATGTTTCATATGTTGATTGATTTATACCAAATGGTCTACCTTGAACGTAAAAACTTAAAACAGTTTCGTTAGGTTCAACTCCCGAAAAAAACGTTATTGGGTATTCAACCGAATTTACAAATAAAGAGTATTTTTTATATTCTTTTGTAAAATTTCTAAGATAAGAAACTTCAATTTCTTTTAGTTCTAAATTTCGTGTTGCATTTACTGTATAATCAATATCAAATGGGTTATAAAGTATTCCTAAATCTATTTCTAAATAGGTTTCGTTATTAACTTGGTCATAAGATATATTATTTGCGGTTGTACCGGTAAGAAAATTAGGATACAAACTTCTAACATCTATTGCTGCCGGAAAAAAATTAATAATTCTTGTTACAGAAACAGATAATCTTTTACTAAGCGAACCAAATAAAGTAAAATTTGTAACCTCACTTAAATCAAAATTAGGATAAACTTTAAGGTTTTTTGCACTATCAATACGACTTTGGAGTAGACTATCAACATTCATTGTGTCCAAACTTATTGGGTCTGAAAACGTTCCGATATTGAAAGTCCTATTTGTTTTTTCTGTAATTGCTGTTGTAAACTGGAAGTTTCCTTGAGTAAAACCTCCACCATCAACAATTTGAAACCCAACTAGGTTGTCCGAAAAAGACCCCTGACCGCTAGCTTGTGGTGGGCATGTGTATTTTACAATTGCCATTATCCTGTTATGTTTGTAAAGTTTTTACTAAAGTCTATATTATCCCCTCTATCTTGTCTAACCTCATATAATAAATCATTAAATTGGTCTCTAATTTCGTATAGATTGTATTGTTTGTAAATGTTATTATCACTATCGTAAATTGTATAAATACCATCATCAATTGACTTGGTTTGATTACCATAAAGTGCAATTGCAAGAGTTGATATATCGTGTTCAACAATTTCTATTTCCGTTGTGATTGGATTAAAATATGTATTTGTAATAATAATATTCTGGTTTGGTTGACCAATATAAGGTGTTGCGTTAGGTTTGTTGGTTGGTGACGATGATGGTGAAAGAGTACAAAACAATAAATTTGTTTGACTTTCAACATATCTATATCTAATCGTTTGTTGTATACTGTTTGTTACATTTGTTGTTACTGGTTCACAATAAAAAGATGATGTTATAATTCTAAAGAAATTTGGTATTTTAGACCCATCCCCATTTAAATATTCAACTCTAAACCCAACAAGACCTTGATTTGTAAACTTGTTTTGAAACTGTGTTGGGACATTATTCAAATCAATAATAATTCCTTTTACATTTGGTAGTGCCAATAGAACACCACAATCGGTTATTGTTGTTCTAATTTCCGCCGGTCTTATATAAAGTGTATATATACCTAACTTATTAAACTGGTCAACAGGTAGTCTTAAATTGTATAGACCACCAAGTATCTCTACACCACTATTTCCCCCAGTTTCATCATTGTGAAAATAAGGACGTAACAAAGTTGTTGCATCCAATTTTGTGAGTATAAAGTCAGTTGTTTCGTCTCTAGATGGTGTATAATTTAATATAATTTCCACATCATCTGGACTCACATCTGAAGGTCTTATTGTACCGTAATTTCCTGTTGCCACAAATTAATATTTAGTATTTTTATTTTATTATAAATAGTTAAAGGTTATTTTTTTGGACTTTAAAAAACTTATATCCATATTTTTGTAAATCACCTAAATTATCTACTTCACCAATCCTCTCAAACGACTCAAAGACAGAAACTTTACCTCGTTCAATAAACACGTTACTAATGATTTGAGGTTGATCAATCATATTCATAAGGGCCTCATTTTTTGTTATGGCCGTCATAATTAAATTTTCACTTGTAAATCCAGAAGAATTTACGATATATATTGTTGTTCCATTATCGTAATCATAATAATCAATATTATCTATTGTATATGCGGTATATGGGAAAGATGGGTTTGGTGTGTAAACAATTCCAACACATCCAGAAGTACCGGTAACTGGAACACCGACTTTAAATTTACCACCTAAAAGTGTATACTTCGGCCCATATTGTACTAAATCATTTATTGCCGATTGTGTATATCCAGAAACAACAAATGGTGTTGTTGTGTAACCAGATGAGAAAAAATCTTGTAAGTTTGTGTTTGAGTCACCAGTAAAAATATAATCATAACTAACTGGTGTACCAGTCCAACTTCCTGTATTTGGTGTAAAATAAGCCGTACCTTGTGGGTTAAAAATTGACACATTAGTAAAAGGTACAGTTATTGTTTTTGTTATTGTTGAGTTTCCCCAAGGTGAATTAGCAATAAAAGTTATTTCATATTGTGCTGATGATAATGGGTAGGTATGTGCAATAGGTGCTGGTGATGTTACAATTTGTTGTGGTGAACCATCACCCCAATCTATTTTATAAATTGTAAGACCTAAAAATTTTAAAAATTCTGTTTGAGAGGTGTTATAAAAAAAATAAGTGTATGGTGAAGTTGTGTCGGCACTAAACAAAAAGTTTTTCATTAATGATGATTGTAAAACCGCACCATCAAAAACAGAATAATAACCAATATCTATTGCTGTCTCTGTAAATAAAATTGGGATTGTAAGACCCGTTAATAATGATGTACCATCTGTACCACCTGTTAATAAATAAGTAAGTCCTGTATAAACCCCAGTTGTACCAGTAAGGGTTTCTGTTGTTGTTGCTGTAATTGGACAACAAGGGTCAACCTCATAATACGTATTTGTCCCTGCCGTATAAGGTACTCGTACCAAATCGGATAAAAGATTTTCTGGTGATATTTTAAAATAATATCTTTGTTCTTCCATTTTATGGGTTTACATATTGATACCAAACAATTGGTGTTCCTTCAACACCAACAATTTGAGTAGGGTTTATTGTACTATATACTTGATATGTTTTAGTGTTATAATCTAATTTTACCTTATAATAAAAGTAATCGTCTGTGTTAAACGTAAATAATGTTGGAGTGAATGGTGGTATTTGTGGTCTATTCATCATTCTTATAAAAGAACCAGTTCTAGCATTAAAAAACTTAGCACTCATATAAAATTCACTAATATCAATATAATTTCTATCTCTAAGCCAATAAATAAAAAACCCTTCCTTATCACCTAGAAAATCTAGTTTAAATTCTGGTTTTCGTATATCAACGTTAGTAATATAACTAGATAAGTTTACAGTTTGTGTGTTTCCTTGTTGAACAGGTAATATTATTGTAAAATATATATTTTGCGTTACCTCGCTTTGTGTGTTGTAAAAGTCAAGTTTAAAAAACGATTTTGTGAATGGTTTTCTAAAGAAATAAATGTCGTCGGTTGTAAACCCAAGATTTAAATAGGTATCATCCCAATTTGCCGTTGTAACGGTGGAAGCCGTAATAGGCGAAACATTGTCATAAAAATTAAATTGATAATTTATGTTTGTTTTAGTTCTTTGATTGACATCTAAATATTCTTGATGAGTAAACCTACAAATTTCAAAGTCATTAGCGGTGCCAATAATTTCTTCTAAAACGGTTTTTTCATATTCGTCAACACTATCGTCTTTACCAGTAAAATCCCATTTAATTTCTATTGGAATGTTAAGGTATTTTTGATTACCATTTGGTACTATTTTGAATTTATTCACACTCATCTACTGTTGGTTCTACAATTGTTGTTATGTTAGGGAAATTAATGTTTGATCCTTCTGGTATTATTCTAAATACGTAATTATCATAAGGATAATGTGCGTCATTCACAAATGGATAATCAACTCCCCGACCTAAATCATCAAAAAACCCATAATCATAAATATCTCTCCATAAAAACCCATTAGACAAATCAGAGAAAAAAGAATAACTAGGTATGTTATAAATTCCGTCCGTAACATATGTCTCAATATAGGTTGAAAATACTTTTATTGTTAGGGGGTAGTGTGGAAAATAGAAGTACCCGAATTTATTGTTAGGGTTTGTTCCAAACTTTAAATCAAACCAACTAGGATTAAATGTAATTTTATGATTATATCTAGATATTTCTCTTTCTAATTGTTCATAATCATTCCACTCACAATAATCCCCATATATTGTGTTTCCAGAAACAAAATTATTTGTATATGTAAAAGGCCCTTGTGGTGGTGATGTGTTACTAAAATAAGATGTTGTTGTATACGGAGTTTGTGACGCACTAATTGCCCACCAAGGGTTTGGTTGACCCAAATAAAGTGGTTGATTAAATTCCCAACCTTCTTTAAGTTTGTTTGTCCACCCAAAATATCCTTTCCATAAAACAGTAAAATACAACTTGGAGAGTGGTCTTTTTTGGTTGTCAAGTAATTCTGAAATATCTACATCAGTATTAAAACTCAAATTATATGTTCTTGATATATCTTTTACTGAAATTCTATCAACACCATTTGGTGTTAATACAGCAAGTTCTTTTTTATATTTTCCATTGTAAATATTTTCCTCAAAACCAGTTTTATTTACAATCGCATCCTCAAGATTTGTTAATATTTTATGTTTTCTTATATAATATTGTGAAATTGTTTCTGGGTTTTCTGGGTTTATAATTCTTTTAAATGTACCTTGGTTGTTTGTTAAAAAAGTAGTCCCAGTATACCCAACATTTGATATGTTAAAAACATATTCTTCACTATCAAAACCACCATCACCTAATGACGAGACCTGGAAGTACTCTTCACCGTCGTAGGTTGTTGATAATTTAACGAAATCATACTGACTTAATCCGTGTTTCATCGGACATCTAAACTCAACCTCTCTCAATAGTAAATCACTACCTCTAGTAATAATATATGGTATTCCATCAGACGCAGTCCAAGACCAAGAGGCGTTTGTAATATCATCTATAACATACATAAGTTTATTTGGTTCATTTTCATAGGGGTATGTCAAATAATACATCCAATTGTATGTTGTGGCACTTTTGTTTACGAAATATAAATGTGGTGATGTTACACCAGAATTTATTGTATAACCAGAAACATTATTATCATCTCTAATAAAATCAAACTCCCAGGCTTGTGGTAAACCGTCCCAAAAAATATTACTTGGTGTTGCAGCAGTAATCTGTGTTATTTGGTTTTGAATTGCATTTGTATAATAAAGATTATTTTTAAATGGTGTATATTTTGTGGCTCCGGTATATGAATTTTCAAAAAGAAGTGTAAATTTAGCGGATGGTCTAAATATTGTTGATTTTTGTCTTTCGTTATTATAAACTAAAGCCAAATCAACATCGACACTTCTATCAAACTCAAACAATTCTTTATGTTGTTGTTCTAATGAAATGTCCACAGTAGTGTCAACGTCAACACTTACTTGGTTTTTTTGTGAACCTAATATTATCTTTGTTTGGTCAATATTCATTTTACTCTATGTTTAGATATTGTTGTATATATCTGTTTATTGCGGTTGCCCCCGCTTTTAAACCAAAGTAAAATTGGTATGGAGCTCCAACAATAACATATGATAAATCACCAGTTGATGGTCCACTACTTGGTGGTAACCCAGGAGACACAAATGTATTTGATGGGTCTGGTACGTTATTGTTATCAAATTTAGTAATATAACCTAAATTTGTTCCACCTAGAATTTTAAAATAAGGGTCTGTTAAATAATTTAAGTCCTGATACCCATTGGTATAAAACCCAGTTGGTAAATCTGGTGTTGTGTCCCAATTATTATCTTCAGTTCCAAATATAACATTTGAGTTTGATTTCACTGTCCATCTATAATGTGGAACAATTTGGGTGTTTGGGTATCCATAGTTATACTCAATTAATGGTGATTGACTAAATGTTTCAACGCCTGGACTATAAATTCTTCTAAACTTAACGTCTTGTGTACTTGAGGAATAAAATACACCGAAAAGTCCCTTACCAAGTGGGGATGTGTTGTCTTGACCAACATAAATATAGTTATTTGGGTACGTATCTGTCGCAAAAGGAATTACCTTAAACTCACTATTAATAGATAAAGCTTGCGCAAAATCGCCATCAATTCTATAACCACCTCTGGTACTATTAAAGAATTGATATATTCCAGTTCCTTCAATAAACCATCCAGTTGTTGTACTATCTATTGGGTTCATCGCACTTAAAAAATTCGCATTTACTAGTCTTGATAAAAATCCTAGTTTAACAACATCTGATGTATCTCTATAACTTGTTGATTTTACTTGGTCAACAAAATAACCACGTAAATTATCATCAGAACAAATTTCACTAATAAATTTATCTCTTGGTCCAAGATCCATAATTGTAGTTGGGAATTGGATTTGTTTGTCGTTAAATCCTCCTGATCCATCAAAAATAGTTGGGAATAAAAATGTGTTTGCTCTTTCAGCACCAATGAACGTGTTAAAAGTTTGATTGTAAGGTGAACTCCTATAATAAAAATTATCACTAATTTCATTATAAATTACATTGTGGTCACAAAAATCAAAAGCGGTATCTTGTAATGGATTTAAAAAATATTTATTACCCTTTTTTATTGAAAACATATATAAGTTTCCATTAATCCAATTGTTTTGGAATGTTTGTGAAAAAATCCCTCTACATGCAGCATATAAAACAGTAAATCTAACTTTCCATTCTAAAAAGAATTTAACGTCACGGGGTATGTTTAAAATATAAACACCAGATCTTTTAGTTGGGAAACAGTAACATCCGTCAACAATATTTTTTTTATACTTATCAACACAATCTTGGTCTATAGATAAGTTTGTGCCAGTTCCTTGGTAACATTCAAGTGGAACTGTATTACTACATTCTAAAGATTCAGTAATACCAGTAATCATACTGTCTTCATCTAAACTTTCCCCAGTTGATTCTTGTGGTCCAAAACTAATTGGTATACTTTCAATTCCTTCAAAGTTTACATATATTTTGAAGTTGTCGTTTTGTTGTAACGCAAATCCAGTACCTTGTTCACTTTCTTGTGTTTTATCAGATGTTGGTAATCTATCCGAACGCATTATTAATTTTGTTTGGTCAGAGAAATTTACACCTAAAAGTGGGTTGTTTGTACTTCCAGTATATCTATAATATGCTGGTGAATACACTGCGTATATGTCTTGATTTGAGTCTAGGTTTTCTGGGTATCCATAAGTGCCTGTACTTGTAACTCTATCTATAAAATACCCATCAGAAAAATTATTCCAATTACTTTGGTTTAAGTTATTAAATTTAGACCCAATAAATGAACCACCTCCAATGTATTCGGTGTTATAATTAGGTAATGTTCTATCCCCAGAAAATAAATTTGTTGTGTTTGATAGTGTGGATAATGTCGGCATAAATGTTGTTGGTCTATAGCCAGAACCTCCATTTCCAGGCGAACCACCAGTTGTGATGTTTAACGATATATCATCCGTTGATAAATAGTAATACGGATTAAATGACGTGTACGCGGTATATGGACTTGTAATAGTAAAAGTGTATGATGGAAAATATAATTTTGTATCAGTATTATTTGATGTGTTGTGTGACCTTGGTTTTGCGGAGTTTGTTGCTTGTATTGGTACATTTAAAAATCTTTCACCAGTAAAAGTTACTGTATTTGGTGTTGTAAACCCAAATATTTTAGATAAATCATATTTGATTTCTTGTTTGTCAGTATATGGGTCAACACCTCTTGTTATGAATAATAACTCGTAAGAATTGTATGTTGATAAAGCGGTTAATGAATCGTAATTTCCAATTTGTCTATAATAAGTTTCATTATTAACTGGATTATTATATATAAATGTCTCAAAACCAGGACCTGTCTGGAATGGGTCGTTTGCTTCAACATCACTAGAAACAGCCGTTCTATCTGCGATTATATAATTTATTTTGTGTCTTAAATACTCTTGGTGAAATAATTGTGGGTTGTTTGAACCATTTGATAATGTTAAAAACGAACTAACGGTTAGTCCAGTAATTAATTGGTAATACTCAATATCATTTGGATAAATAAATTGTTGGTTATTTGAAGTTTGGTTTATTTTGATTATTGATGTATTCTCCAAAACACCCGTTGGGTCTGTCGGATTTGCCCATTTTACTATTTTTACAATTGACGAACCAGTAGTTGTTGTTCCAGTAATTGAATTCGTACTGTATTGGTTTTCAGTCGCACCAGTTATATTAATGTACGATGGAGAAGCTAAAGGGTCTTGAAATGTAATGAGGTTATTTATAAGTTGTCCGGTTGTTCCTGGTTTTGCTAAAACAACAATTATCTGGTCATCAAACGGATCACTGTTTAAAGATGGGTTAACGGTTGTTGTTATTCTATTTAAACTACCTAATGGTGATGCGTTTGTAAAATATTTAGACCTAGTATTAAATTCATTTAATTTTTGTGGGTAAGTAACATCCACTGGAAAACCAAACCATCTTTCATCGTCACCAGTACTTTTATCACCAGCAAATAAAAATGGTTGCGGTGCGTGTAATCTATTTATTGTTCCAGGAACAATTAAGTCACTTCCAGAAAACAACCTTCTAAAATTTATAACTGCGGATGTGCAAACACTAATTTCCATTTCATCATCATTTGCCGAATATTCTAATGACTTATATTGTGAACCACCCCAAAACCAACCAGCACTAGCTGTTGTTGTGTTAGCCCCAGGTAATTGTGGGAAATTTGGGTGGTCTGTTAAGTAACTAGACGCCTGATTTAAAGGGGCAAGTTGTGAGTTTGAGGTCGCAACAGCGGGTACGGTTGTCCCATCTGGAAGTGTTATTTCATTTTGAGAATAATTCTCTTGTATTCCTTGATTTATGTCATCAATTGTAATGTCATCAATTTCTGGTTCCGCACAACTACATTCACAATTTGTACAATCCGGATATGAAAGCAATGGTAGTGATATTGGTAATGTTTTTAGTGGTAAAAAGTATTTAAAATATTGTATTAATAGATATACACTAAATGCTAAAAGCGCAGCATATAAAATAGCTAAAAGAACCAATTTAGTTATTTGCCAAGTTGTATAAGTAATTCCTAGTAATGCTGGTATTCCACTGGAAATCCAAAATAATGTGGTGACAATTTCGTATCCTTGTGATACCGCGTAGTATCCTAGAAAAATAATTAGAGCTCCAAATAATAGTTTTACAATTGGCCATAATTGATAAACTATGTGTGCCAAAATTATTATAACGATTATTGGAAATGTTAAAATACCAAGAAGAAAGATTAAAAGTTGATACCAAATATCTTGGTTTCTTATAATATCATTTACAGGAAACACATTATTCTCACTTCTACAAGTTCTATCGTCAATTTCTTTTATACCAAGATGTGCCCACCTAGCATTACCGTATTTATACCTATCTAAAAACATTGCCGTTGTATAAACCTTGTTATAATTAAATTCATAGAAAGTATCTACACAATTAACAGCGTCAGTAATGTTTGCATAATCATCCCACTCCAAACTAAAAGCATAGGATTTTAGTAATTCAAAATAGTCTTGTGGGAAATATTGAAATTTAACAATAACGTTTTGTGTAATATCAATTGGGTCAAAAGTCCAAGCAAACGTTGGTAACCCAGACACGTTGATACTTTCAAAAGTTCCATAATATGGTATTCCGTTAATTGTTAAAGTTAAATTCTCAGCATTTATAATTTCAACAAGAGATAGTCCACCCGAAAAATTCATAAATGTTGTATATGATGTAGAGCCCGCTGGAATACCATTGGCATCAACTAAATAATAAGTTTGGAATTGTGGGTAATCATATGGGTCGTCATTTGATGCATTCCACCCAAATTCTCTAATATTTGGTACAAGGAAATTTGCTCTTATAACATCATTACTATTTCCGTTTTCATTTTGCCATTTTATTTTAAATCTATATTTTCCTTTTGTTGGTATACCTACTTTTGGGTCGACAGATAATACTTGTTCACCAAATTCATTTGTTGTTACATAATCTAAATTCATTGGTACGTCAACAACAAAAGTACCATTTTCATCAATTATTTTACCGTCATTAATTAATTTATATTGTTGTAAAATCGGTAGTCCCTGATTATCTAAATCTATTGTTTGACGAATTGCTAAAATTTGTCCAGGACCAGTAATTAACTCACAAAATTTACCAGTATCTTTTTGTGGTTTACAATTAATTTTTTGAGCGTTTTCGTCTGTATTTGACATAATTGATCCAAGAAACACAGCGACCGGTTCAATTTTTATGTTGTATTCTTTTGTTAAATCAAAATCAACCCTATTAATCCCTAATTGACATACATTTGTGTCTCCCCAAAGTGGTGTGACTTCAATAATACTATTGAAGTTTATAATCTGTGGTAATTCTTCTAAATTTGAATTAGATTTAAACTGATTACCGTTAAAGTCATTTTCAACCGCATTCCCAGTTCTAATTAAATCTTGTGGTGTTAGTGAAAAACAACCAATGTCTGATAAATCAACATCCATCACAAGTGTTTGAGGGCCCGTAGGTACACCAAAAATCATATAATCACCACTATCATTTGTTTTGACGGTAAATTTATAGTATTTGTCATACACCTCAACCCAAGATTGATCTAAAAGAGCTTGTTCTTTATCTGGAAAACTACCAGTGGCGGCGTGATTTGTGTATGATGGTGATTTTGGTAGTAAATTATACCTATAACCTTCCTCATTTCTGTCAGTTAGTGTTTGATAAGGGTATAATTCACTTATAATTGGGTTTGCACTATCCTCCTCTGAAAGTGGAATAAAAACAGATACTTTAGCGTTTGGTACTCCATACCCATTATTAACAGATACTCTACCTACAATAACACCATAATCGGAACAAACTCTTGTGTAAATCTCACTTTGTAATATTTTAAGAGAAAGTATCTCAAGAAATTCAAAGTCTTGTTCTAATTTAACATCAATACGTTGGTCTACACCGGGTGTTGCTTTTATTCTATATGATTTGGGCATTAAATTTCCTTTTTTTGATAAATAGTTTATTTCCTATTTTCAAAAAATAATCTTTTTATTGGAAAAATAAATTATCAAGAAATATTAACTGTATTATAATTTAATACTGATACTGTAATGTCTTTATTTGGAAACCTAATTTGATAAATTTGGTTTGGTTCTGCAAATATTGTTTCGTTTACTAATTTGATTTGTCTTGTTTCTGCGTTCTCATATTCTTGAGATGTTTGAGAAGATGAATATTCGCCTCCAACTTTATTATAAACCAGTATATTTGATGTTGAGATTACACCATTTTCTGTTTGTATAAGTCTTTTTAATTCTGCAATATAAACATTTTGACCCAATTCCCTATTTACAGGACTAAAGAAGTTGCTAACAATATTGATAATATTTGTAATAACTTGTCCTTGACTTTGTGTACTATCTAAAATAACAGTTATATCAATACCCAAATCAATCACATTTGCAGTTTCAACTGAAATATAATCATTAATCATTCTATAGTTTGACAAATAATTCGCAACATTATTTCTTAATGTGTTTGAGACAATTTCTGTTAAGTTTCCACTAGTGTCGTATGAAAGCATTTTAATTTTTATTTTATTATTTTCTTCCATAATTGACACTTTACCAGGGGCTCCGAATTGTGACGGCATTGTTCTAATAATTGATTCATAATCGTTTACGGTTACGGCTCTATTTTGTGCCGCGAAATTAAACGACACATATTGTCTTACTTCCTCTGTTGTTGGTGGATTAGAACCACCAATAGCGGCCGTTACGTTTGTACATTTTAATGAGTTTACAACACTATTATTAGTTGTTTGTGATGGGCCATTAACATAAAATGATACAGTACCAATTTGATTTATCACATCAACACCTAGATTTGTAACTTGTCCCCCACCAATTCTATACTGGATGAATATTGTTGAATTAGATTTTAATGAACTACCTAAAGCAAAATTATCCATATACTTATTAAGATTCATAGGACTACCACTTCTAGCAAATTCTCTTAATTGTTCTTCGGCTGACGTGTTACCACCACCAAAGGTAAGTTTAAAAAACCCTTCTGGTGTAAATTCTGTTATAAATTTAGTGTTTGTCGTAATATATTTACCAACTTTAACACCTGGTTGGTCTGATGGTTTTGTTGGATCCTCAACAAAAACCCTATCTTCAGCAAGGGCTTTTACTTCATACCAACGATTTTCTAATCCAAGAAATTCTTGAGGTTGTGGTATTGTTGTATATTGTGTTCCATCTTTTAATAATACACTTGTAACACCCAAAACATTTCTTTCAGGGAGAAATAATTCAAAAAAAGGTCTTACGTCATTTGCGTTAATTACTCTTTTAAAAACTTTAGTTGTTCCATTTACAACAACTTCTCGTTTTGTAATTGTATAGTTTAATAATCTATTATTTGAATCAAAATTTGGTATTTTTAGTCTATTCGGAAACCCTTCAGCGTTAACTGGTGACGAAAAATCAATGTCATAAACAGTCTCAAAAGGTTGTCCAGCACCAGAAACTTGAGAACCTCGTCTTAATATTCCACAATATCTCAAATCTTCTTTATCTGCATTTGCGGGTACTACAATTGAAAAATCAACTAAAGTCACAGATGGTCTTGATCCTGGAATTTTTAAACCGTAGGTTCTAGCTAAATTATAAATAGAGGTTTTTTGTTGTGCGTACTGTAAAACAGTTTCTTGAACACTTCTATCTATTTGGTATTGTAGGTTGTCATTAACTGCAGCGTTAAGGTCTAATAAGACCGAAAAAACCCCAGCGTCGTTAAAATTTTGTACAACGTCTGGATAATACTGTTTTGTAAAATTTATTAACTCGGTTCTTATCCCTTGAAAATCCCTAGTTGTGTATGATATTTTTTTATTTGCCATTTTTATTAAATATTAATTATTACAAAATCACTTGAGTTAAACACCCCGTTTGTGTTTTTATAATCAATTTTTATTTTTGCGGTATGTTCTTGTGTTGTAATATTTGGTGTTCTAAATTCTCTTTGCCCATTTTCGTTTACATATGTCGTGTCTTGACTATTAACTTGTTCTGCTGCGTCTGTTATTGATATGTTTGTGATTAAAATTCCTGGCATATACTTCTCTACCGAATCTCTAATTTCACTTTCAATTTCTGAAAATGTTGGTCCGTCTAACGGTTCAAAAATATATTCATAAAGTCTTGTACCAAAATCTGGAAGAAAATACCTTGTACCTTTTTTAGTTAGTAATAAATGTACTAAATTACTTCTAACTTCTTCTTCTCCCGTATCTGAAGCATCTAAATATTTTCCAACGTATGAATCTACAAAAGGAAAATTAATACCATAAGTTATACCATCTGCCATATCTAATAAATATAGTATTGGGGTATTTTATATAAATAAAAAAATCACTACTTTCATAGTGATTTTTTTAAGTTTGTATTACCTTTTTGATATAAGGGTTCGTAAGGACAATGTCTACAATTATTTCCACAACATTTACCTCGTTTCATATGGAAGGATTCTGTCATAACAATATTTCCGTTTTCATCCTTATAAAAGTCAGGTTCAGGAGATTTTTTTGTTGTCTCCTGAACATATAACTGTTGTACCCAATCTTTTGACGCATTTACTGTCATAACTTAAACTATTTCACAAGCACCTCCAGCACAAGCGGCCTCGCCTCTCAAGTCGGTATTATCTTGTAATTCAATTACTTTTGTAAGATCAACGTTTTTTAATGTTGCCGATAATCTTTCAAAGTCTTCTTTTGTACAATCTTCAAATGGTGCTTGTGTGTAAGTTCCTCCGTTGTATGGTAAAACTGACAATCCGTTATAGAATTTTCTATTTTTCCACATCCAATCACCTACTAAATCCCACTCATCTTCTTTAATTGAAACTGTTGCTGAAACGTTATGTGAATTTTGTCCACCTCTGTGTCCAGGTCTAATCCACTCTTGAGATACTTTTTTCACTCTTTCAAGCATTTGGAATACTGATTCGTATCTTAAAATTGATCCTTCTGGTGACATTTGAGGAATTGTAATTACCGCAGTGTCGTGTGGTCTAAAGTATTCATCTTCAACTAATTCTGGGTGATTAATCGCAAGATATGAATAAATTGCTTCATTTTTCCCGACACGGATTCTTCTTAAATAAAAGTCATTGTGCCAAGCATGAATACCAGATGATGTTCCCAATACTAATGATGAGGTACCAGATGGTTTAACGGTTGTTGTACGGGCAGCTTTATTAATTCCAATAAGGTTTGCAACTCTTTCGTTTTCTTCTTTAACGGCTTCGGCTGCTGCTTTCATATCATAACCTAATACAACACCAGAACCAATACCAGTCATTCCAACACCAATAAGTGCGTCTTTTTCAGTTGTTCTTTTCCACACGTCTCTCAAATAATGGAAGTCTGTATATCCAGCTTGTAATGTTCCGATGAACGCAGCACCTTTAACTCGTTTTTCAAAGTCTTCTTGTGAATCAATATCTGAAGCATTAACCTCACATAGATTACAGAATTGGTATGGACGTAAACCGATTTCACAACAAGGATTTGTTCCCCAATCTTTATCGTTTGATAAATAAATTCCTGGTTCACCAGCTCCAGATAACTCAATTCGTTTCCAAAGACTCATAAAATATTCTTGTGTTATTTTATGTCTTAATAGAACCGCTGAATTATTTGCACGACCTCTTTGTGGATTTGATTCCCACCAATTTCCAGATTTACAAGAAATCATTTCATCATCATCAGCCGAGAATAATGAGATAAGTGCAGCTCTTCTGATTCCACCCGCCAATACAGCATCGGCAATATGACATACAATGTCGTGAGTTTCAATTGGTGTTAATTTATCACCATCGTTTTTGTTTTCCAACACCTTTGTAATGTGGTGGATACAATCTTTCAATGGTTGAGGTCCCGGTGCTTTTCCACCAGACGTTACAAGGTTTGCCCCTTTTTGTCTAATATCTGAAAAATCAAATATTGGTGTTGATGATTTGTAACCTAAATAAGACTCCATTAATACTTTAATCGCGTCGGCCCATCCTTCAATTGAATCGCCAATAAGGTATCTTCTTGTTCTTGTTGGGTTTGGTTTTTTAATTTCTGGTAGTTTATCTACGTGATGTCTTTGTACTGAAAACCCAACTCCAGTTCCACCTAATAACAAAAACATTGTTTCTGAAAACGCGTCTGTGTGGTCTATCGGTAAATAAGCGCAGTTATAAACTCTGTTTGGTGAAATCTCAATTGGTTTACCACCAAATTGTAATGATCTCATAGATGGAAGAATTTTTTTATCGTATACCATTTTATACACTTCTTCTATCTGGTCTTTAATGTTTGGGTATTTTTTTTGGTGCATTTCTTTATTTCTTGTCACCAATTCTTCCCAAGTTTCCCTTCTATTTAATTCAGGGACAAATTTAGCGTATTTCATATACACCGTAATATCGCTCAATATTTTTTGTGAAATATCCATTTTTTATTAATTTAATTATTTTTATTTTATGATTTTTTTTCTTGTTCTCTTTGTTGTCTTTTTTC